CTAACTTACTGATTTCAATAATGCTCTGGTGCCGCTAGGTATGCTTTGGGGCATCTGTGGGGCAAAATCCGCGAGCCTCTGATTCAGCATTGCGATCTGCTCACTACTGCTGTCTGCCATCCACGCACCGTATACGTTGAACACCATCTGGGCGCTCGCATGGCCCATCTGACTGGCAATGAAGCTGGGGTTAGCGCCAGCTGACAGTGACCAGCATGCATACGTGTGACGCGACTGATATGCTTTCCTGTGCCTTATCCCGGCTCGCTTCATCGCTGCGTCCCATAAATCACCTATCGAGTCGACTTTGTAGATGATCCCCACCTGCTGACATCTTCTGACCAGTTGAGGGTTGAAAACAAATGTACACTCGTGGCTCTCAGTTCTGCCGTATTCGCGCAGCTGAACATCGATCTGATGTTTTTTTCCAAACCTGGTCATTTCCGCCTGATTCCTCAGGACGCTGATCGCAGGCTGAATTAGGTGTATCACTCTGTTGGTACTGGCCTCAGTTTTCGGTAGAGTGAATTCTCCCAGTTTTGTATAATTGCGCCTGATTGTTATTGTTCCAGCTTCAAGATCGATATCCTCCCAGGCCAGGGAGGTCAGCTCTCCATGACGGACCCCTGTGTATACTGCTAGTGACCACAGGTTTTTCGTCTGCTGATGCCGGCATGCATCAATCAGGCGAATAAATTCGTCACGAGTTAGCGGATCTGGCTCTGCCCTGGCTTTTTTAAGAGGCTTGATCCCGTCGAATGGGTTCGCCTCTAAGTAACCGTGATCTGCGGCAAACTGAAACATTCCGGCAATAGTTGTCATGTAATAATTTACGGTGACAACACTTCTTCCCTTTGCCGGGACCTTCCCTTTCATTGGCATCTGGTGACCAGTCAGTAAATCTTTCCTGATATACAGTAATTCCTCTTTAGTCACCGCCGACACCAGCCGATTACCCCCGATCCTTGGTACCATATTCCTTGCGACTGACTTATAACGGTTGAGTGCGTTCGCGCAGATTTCCATTCTCTTCAGATCCAGCCACTTTTCGGTAAGCTCTGAAACTGTAATTTCTTTCTTACCCACCCCAAATGTCTTGAGGTTAGGGGAGTCCGGAAACTGTGCCGCGTACTCAAATGTGCCTGTTCTGATGGCAAAACATACCGATGTCCGCAGTTCTCCGGCGATCTTCCTGTTCTTAGCGGTGTCAGGGACACCGAGGCTCTCCCTGACACGCTTACCTTTGAAATTAAACCAGATGCGCAATGTGCCACCGTGGTTTTCGACGCCTGTTGGATATGTAACTTTATCCATTGATTCCTCCAGACGCCCAAGAGCGATATGAGATTACCTTTTTCATGGCCTCAGATCACCCAGGCTGTTTGTTTTTCATTGAGGCCACCCATGCATCGACCGCTTTACGGTTGTACATGCACTCGCTGGAAGGTTTCGGATTTCCGTCCGGTGAAACGTGCACATATTCCCGCCCAACCAGCCAGCATTCTTTTCTGGCCCGGAGGATGGTTCCGGGCTTGAGCCCGGTAACCGCAATCAGAACCTTTTCGCTAACCCATTCATTAGGTACCAGATGAATGATTTCAGCACTGTTCTGCATTGGATTCCTCCACTTTCTCTTTAGCCAGACGCACACACCGCGCGAAAGAAGAGGGTGTTACAATTTCGCGCAGAGCCTGAACCAGAAAATCATTGTGCTGCTGGTGCAGCTGCATGTTGCGTTCTTTTTCCTCATGGCGCAGGATCGCCAGACGAGCTGTGATGATGCGGCGCTTACCTTTGATTACCCGGAGCGCGTTCTCTGCCTTTTTCCTCCATGCACTCCAGTCACTGCTGCTGTTCGATCTGGCCAGCTGCTCTTCAATACTGAGCTGAGCCTCTTCAGCATTAACCAGTTGCCGGAGGCAATCGCTGATAGTATTCAGGTTTTCTGTTTCGACGAAGAATTTGTGCATCGTTATCCCTCCCACCCAATCGCCTGGAAAAGGCCCATTTTGGGGTGATACCAGCGGGTGCCGCGTGGTTCAGCTTCTGCCATCATCTGGTGGAACGCTGCCATAAATGGCTCAAGCTCGACGATAGCCCTACGAGACAAAAGCCCATCAGGAGTCATGAATTCGTGTGTGTCGGTAGGGATGCGGTAGGCGTTGACCAGATTTCGACACTTGGCGTCAGTCATACCACTTTGGGCAACAACCTGGCGGTAACCAACATATCCGGCGCGCATGGTCCCGCGTTTGATGTTCTCCACAGCTTCGGTGACCGTTTCGATTTGCTCTTCAACATGATTCAGGCGTTTTTGCTGGCGAACGGCATCGGCGGCCATTGCGGCGATCATTTCGATTTCCGTCAGCGGCGCGCGAGTGCGGAAATAGCTGTTAACCAGTTCGCGCTGAACCTGCCAGGCCAGATCATCGTTAAATGGCTTCGTCAACATCAGGTAACCAGACTCAAAAAGGATGATCCCTTTGGCTGTGCGAGCAGCAAAGGCACCAGAAAGTGACTCCGTACGTATTACGTCCGCAGTCATTTCAATAAAATCCACCCCTTCGATAAAGTGAGACCGGTTGCGGTTAAACGCTGCACGCGCGGTACCTTCCGGTCGCTGGTGTACTTCATCAATCATCGCCAGCGTCACAACACGCTGACCGCGATATTCGACTGCCGGAAGCTGTTGGTTATTGATCGTTACTGTGTTCATGCTCGATACCCTTCTGAGTGCCCGGCTTTACGCCGGGCTGGTGAATCACTTAACCTGGATAAATGGAGTATTGGCGCCGCTGGTCATGTACTGGGGCAGAGTGCCGTTCCATTTGTTGATGGCCTCCAGTTGCAGAACTTCCGGGTTCTCCCGCATGGCCTGTCCACGGATCTGGATAGACTTTGCTTCTGCTTCCGCCAGCTTCAGTTTTGCATCCGCCTGGCCATCAGCCTCAGCGCGCAGCATGTTGGCTTCAGCTTCTCGTTGTTTCACTTCCTGCTCACGTTGCAGGGTCTTCTGGTTGGCGGTGACTTTTGCGTTGATGCTGTCGATAACTGTCGGCGGATACTCAGGACGGCCGACGTAAGAAAGACTGATAACCTGGATTCCTACCGGCCCCATGTCTGACTGGATCTCTTTCAGAGCGTTTTCAAGCAGCTCAGCTTTCCCGCCGTCAATGAACTTATCGGTGCTCATGCGGCTTGCGAGACGATTAAGGGCGTCAGCAATCTTTTGGCGCAAATCAGTGTCGGTGATGTCGTCCACACCTTTGCGATAGGTCTGGAAGACCGTCGTCACTTTGGTCGGATCAACTTTATAGGCGACGCCGATGTGATAGCCGATAGTTGTGCCGTCACTCATCTGGAAGTTAAAAGCATCGTCGTAGGTCTTCATCTGTTTGAAGGTAGGGAAGATATAAACCTCGGTGTTCCAGCCAGTCCAATAGCGGCCCACGCCTACCACTTCGCCGACACCTTTGTCGTCGCCCAACTTATTCACCTTGATACCCACGTTGCCGGGTTCGACTCGATCGCAACCTACAAGACCGATTGCAGAGAGCGCGATAATTGAAGCCATAATTGCTTTTTTCATTTTTTTTCCTTAGTTACGGTAACTATAAGACCCTTACAAATGGCGTAGATGCACGGCGGGGTCAGAATCGCCAGGGCAAAGCCGGATATAACTGCCGTCGTGTCCTTCATCGAAATGAGTATCGGAACGAACAACCCATAAACGCTGGCGACAATCACCACCGATAAAACAACACGTAAGTAAGCAACCATCAGCTGATCCCTTCTGGCTTGCTGGCCTGTAGCTCTGCTTGCTCTTTCACGTACCGGTCGTGCATGGCGTCCCATTTCGCCAGCCATTTTTGTGCTGCGCGCTTGCGTTCCAGAATTCGCCGAATACGCCTAATGCATCGGGCATGTGCAAAAAGATATTGCTGGGTGTGCTGGCCCATTCGATTGACGAGCGCACCGTTGCTGAATACAGGCTCGTCTGGTTCGTTGGTATTCAAGCCGGCGCGGTGAAAAGTATTGGTCACCATGTAGTGAGCAAGATTGCTGATCGCCGCACTCCTGCTGAGAAAACGGCGCGAGTAACCGTGTCGTGATACGACGTAAACAGGCTGCATATCTTTAGCAAAGGCACTATCAATTGAGGTTGAGCTGATGCGTTTATCTTTCATTTCCGATCCTTAACTTTTGAATAACGCTCATGGGACATTACTTCCCAGTTCTTACCGCCATCGCGGGAGAGTAGCCGCCAGCGATGGTTAACTTTGAGGCTCAGATTCCCGGAGCCGTGCATTCGGCAGGGGTGAATGCGCCTTGCCCTGAACTGGCTTAAAACGTGTACCGCTTTGAGGTGAACCCACTCAGGAATTCGTATCGCTGTAAGTGCCATCAGATCCCCCCATTTCATGACCCTCCGTTTTTGGAGCCTCCACTTTTTGTTTTTTGACGAACTCAACAAGCTCAGAAATGAGCTCGTCGATTAACTCCTTCCCGCTATCAGTAAGGAATTCACCGCTGCCATTAACATCAACAGAGCTGCTGTAAATTCCCTTAATAGCTTTTACGCCTTCGACTTTCCCGTACTCACTGATCGCAAGCCTTTCGAATTTTCGTAATAATCCATCCAGAAGAATCTCTGTTAACTCGACCGTATTGATACCGCCTTTATTGAGCTTAATAACAAGGCAGTTACTGCCTGTTTTACGCTGGTGGCGTAATAACGCTGCTTTTAAAATTCTGCGTCGGTAGGTATTGATTAAATTATCCATTGCGGCGCTCCTCCTCTAAGCTCATAACAATTTCCTCTTCTCTTTCGGTCCAATCATGAATTTCTCCAGCAAGGTCATAAACAAGAGAGCAAATAGTTTTGAGTTGGAAATGGTCCAGTTTGTCGTGGTATTCAAATAAAGTTTGCGATAGACCAGCCAGTTGCTCGGCTTTGATATTAACCCCCTGAATATCTTGGCGTTGCTGTATAGTCATGATTATCTCCCATAAGCTTTTTTTAAAAATAAAATTGCTATATCCCAATAACCTGCGCTGCACATCATCGTTGCTGTCTTAAAGGCGTCTTTATTTCTCATAATGCCCACCCAAAAAAAGTGTGTGAGATTCCACAGCAATTAAGCTGAAATAAATGGTTAAAATTAGTTTTTTTATTACTTCGATTTTATGGCTTGCTCTTCTATGAGCCAAGCGCATACATCGCCAGTTAACTTGCTAAGTAGCGAAGCTATAGCTTCAATTTCTGTGCAGTCCATTTTGTTAGGGTACACTTCCATCATGCGGAAAATTATTTCTGCTTGATGGGCCTTTTCTTTTGCTTGTTCTAAAGAAAATTCATGCGCCATGAGTGCCATCCTTTACGCCAGAAAGATAAGTTGCGGTTTGTGAGATTTTATTAGTAGCAATTGCCAGGTCTGCCAAGTCATAAATAATGGCTGATAGATTGCGAATTTTTTCATTATCTTTCTCTTCTTCCAGAGACATACTGAAAATCGATTCGCTTAAATGACGAATTGCTTCGATAGTCGAAATGGTTTTTGAATCACAATCATCTGCAACATCAGCATAGTTAATATCCGGATCCTGATTGGTAAATCTGAAATCAGGGATATCAATAAGCTGAATAATATTTCTAGTAGTCATAGGGTGATACCTCTTGTTTAAACCGCCAATCACTTAGGTTGTAATTAGAATGGCCTGGATGAAACGAGGTGTCAACTACTTAAGTAATTTTTTATTAATCGCTATGGTAGTTTGTTGTGTTGTAAGTATAAAAAAAGGCCGCTAAAGCGGCCCGAGCAGTGGGGTGGGAGGGAGTTATCCGAAGCGTTTAAATGCTGCTGATTGTTTGATTAGTACTTTGCCAAGGACGTAGAACTGACCTTCATCGCTCTCCTCAATCTCCCAAGAGTTATATAGCTTGTTATCAGAAAGGACCATCAAACTTGTTTTAAGCATTTGTAATCGCTTGATATGAATAGTCTTCCCAAAAATAAAGACATAGATCCCATCGCCTTCGAAATGATTGACCGAAGTATCGACGAAAACAAAATCACCAGGGTCAATGGTTCCCTCCATGCTGTCGCCATTTACAGTAATGACCTTGATAGCATGGGCTGGTCGGTTACCAAACATAAGCCTTGCCTGCTCTTCGGTGTACTCTATAGCCCTTATTGTCTCTATAAACTCAGAGGACACGAAGGTTCCGGGACCTGCGCTGGCTTGAACATCCAGAACGTCCACACGATAGGTGTCTCTTGCTGGCTCGTGTGAAATAGACTCCCCGGCCTCAGTCAGCCCTACCACGTATTTGGGTCCTTCACCTGAGGAAAGCCACTCAGGTCTAACCCCAAGGACCTGGGATAACTGGACAGTCTTTCGTGAGCCGCTCGCCGCGCCTGAAGTAAGCTTCCAGATGCTGGATTGAGACATCCCCACCGCTTTTGCAAGGGATGCTTGTGTAAAGCCAGCTTCTTTCATTGCTTCGACTAACCGGGCTGAGTATGTGTTGTTGTTCATTCTAATTACTCCATAAGTTGTTAAAAACTTAGCTTAAACGACCTTTTAAGTCAAAAAGTAATTAGACACCTTGCTTACAACTAGCATAATCGCTAAAGTAATATTTAATTACTAAGGGGGTTTTATGATTTCAGAGCCAATCGACATTGCCATCCGGCGGGCAGGTAGCCAGGGGGCGCTGGCTAAGCTTTGCGGCGTCTCTCAGGCAACAGTATGGAAATGGCGCCATGGAAAAAAAGTTAAAGCAGAGCACGTTCTAAGAATTGTAGCCGCTGCTGAAGGACAAGTTGCCGCATATCAAATCAGACCTGACTTACCGGAGCTATTCCCAAAGCCAGAAAAAGAGCAGTGATATGGCACTTGATTATCAACCGGTTGATATGCCGGTGGCTTTTAGCCAGGCCGATGCCGAATGGATCAAGCAGCAGTTAGTGAGCCTAACGGCAGCAGCAAGACAAAAAGCCATACAGCGTTATGCAGCTGTGTATCAGGAATCGTTCGAAGCCGAGCCTGTTTCATACCGCAAGGAGAACCGGGCAAGGCATGAAGCAAATATGCGGCTTCGCCTGTTCGTGAGAAATCACGGCAGGGCTTTACAGGGGTATACCGCCGAACCTCCCCTGGCCGGAACGCCAACGCGTTCTTGATTGTTGCGGGTTTAAAGGTACCCGGACAAGAACAGGCTTAAAGGTGCCTGTTCAGGTTGGCAACCAAATGACCCAAATCCTCATATGTACTAGGTAGGTAGTACGTTTTTATGGGGAAGAGGGAAAGGGGGGTAAGGGGGGATTGGGTGTAGGGGTAGGAACAGGGTCTTTTCCAACAGGAGAGATCCATTGGTTAAGTAGATCACTGTCTTAAAGGCGAAATTAAAAAAACGCCTGTATCAGCAAGATAGTACAGAGCGCTCAGTCGCTGAGAAAAAAGGGTTCTTTCTGGAAGAGTGATTTTTCAGGGGAACTGATTCAGAAGGGAGGCTGGCAGCCTTTGGGGAGGCCACCAGCCATGTGAGGGGGAATCCATGAAAACCACATCACAAAATTATTATCTCATTACCGCGGGGTCCGCACAATGCAGCTGACGATCACACCTAATTTTGCACAGGAACGAGCCCTTAACCAGCTGCGCCGTAACTGGAAGGATACAGAAACCTTCATGGTGTACTCGCCGACGGGCAGTGGTAAAACAGGACTTGCCGCCTTCATCGTTGCCGGGTTCGTCAGTCGTGGCATGCGGGTAATGTTTTGCGCGCCTTACCAGATCCTCATTACCCAAACCGCAAAGCGTTTTGTGGAGTACGGGTTGCCGGGTGATGAAATCGGCTATGTCTGGGCGGATCACCCAAACTACGATCCTTCCCTCAAAATACAAATTGCCAGCGCTGATACGCTTATTCGTCGCGTGTTCCCTGACAATATCGATCTGCTGATTATCGACGAAGCGCACCTGCGAAAAAAACGCATTCTGAAGGATATCGAACGCCTGCGCGAAAAAGGCGTGAAAGTGATTGGCCTTTCGGGGACACCATTTTCCCCGTTCCTGGGCAAATACTATGACCGACTGATTAAGCCAACCACCATCGGCGAGCTGATCCAGCGCGGGGACCTGAGTAAATACGAATTTTACGCGCCAACTAAGCCGGATCTGAAAGGCGTTAAAACTTCTCCGTCTCTCCAGTACGGTACTGACTACAACGAGACTCAACTGGCGGAGATCATGTGTGGTTCCACGCTGGTTGGCGATATCGTCCAGAACTGGCTTGAGAATGGCCGGGATCTGCCGACAATCGCTTTCTGCGTCAATGTGGCCCATGCCAATTATCTGACCATCCAGTTCAACCAGGCTGGTGTTAATGCCGAGGTGATGACCGCCGACACTCCGGCCGAAGAGCGACAGATCATCATCCGTCGTTTTGAGACTGGCGCCACAAAAATCATAGTCAGCGTGGGCGTGCTGGTGGCCGGGTTCGACAGCGATGTCCGCTGCATCATCTACGCCAGGCCAACTAAGAGTGAAATTCGCTGGTTACAGGCGATCGGGCGAGGTCTGCGCACGGCGCCAGGCAAAGATTCCTGCCTTATCTTCGATCACAGCGGCACTGTGCACCGCCTTGGTTATCCGGACTCTATCGAATATGACGATCTCCCGGGCAAATCTGACGGGATGGAGGAGGGCGCGCGCCGGGCCGCTGAGGAAAGGGCGGAGAAGCTGCCGCACGAATGTTCGCAATGCCACTTCATGAAACCTGCTGGTGTTTATGTATGCCCGAAATGTGGCCACAAACCTCTGGCCGGTGAGGACATTGATACCGACACCGGGCGAAAACTTAAAAAACTGGGTGGCGAGCAGCGACAGCCAACCAAGGCAGAGAAACAGGCCTGGTGGAGCCAGATCAAATTTTATCAGCGCCAGCGCGTATCGATGGGGAAAAAGCCTGTCAGCGATGCCTGGTGTGCTCACACCTTCCGCGAACGCTTTGGGGAATGGCCGAACGGCCTGAGCGATTACCCCATGGATATCACACCGACAGTTTCAAATTTCATTACGCACAAACTGATCGCCTTCGCCAGGCAACGCGAAAAAGAGCAGCGCCTGGAAAAGCAGGCAGAAAAGCAGCCGAACCCGGCAAGAGTTCAGCAGGCGCTTAAACACGTCAGCGACATCAGACAGCAGTTAGGAAAACGAGCATGAAAACGGTAGAAGCAGCAAAAGGCCAGTGGGCCATGATTTTTGAGCATTACGGACTACCGCCGATCACCGGGAAACACCACTTTAGGGGGAAATGCCCGCTCTGCGATTCGATTGGTAAATTCCGTATCGATGACCGTGACGGAGCTGGAACATGGATCTGCACCTGCGGCAGCGGTGATGGTATCAAGCTGGTGACCCAAACCCAGGGAAAACCATTTAATGAGGTCTGCCGCGAAATTGATGAGCTGATTGGTAATACGTTCCGCCGCGAAAGTATCCCTAAAAACAGCAACGCTGGCAGCCTGCGTAAAAGAGTGCTGAGCAAATTTGCAAAACTGGCGCCGCTGCGAGGATCTTCTGGGGCTGATTATCTCAATGCGCGCGGAATTTACCAGCTTCCTCAAGAGGCTATCAGGTTTAACGAAAAGGAACGCTACGGAGGGAGGGTTTTTCAGTCGCTGTATTCTCTCGCCACTGATGACAAAGGAGAACTTTGCTATCTGCACAGAACTTTGCTGGACGGTAATCGGAAAGCTCAGCTGAAGGATTCAGTTGGTGCAAAACGCCAGAAATCTCTTCAGGAAGAGAGCTATCTGGATCACGCTCGTTCAGTTGCTATCCGGATGTTCCCGGTCGCCAGCACTCTTGGTATTGCAGAAGGTATCGAAACCGCTTTGTCATGCAAGCAACTCTACAAAATAAACACATGGGCAACCATGACCAGCGGATTCATGAAGAAGTTCCGTGTTCCAGCTGGCGTAAAGAACTTTATCATTTTTGCAGACCGTGACATCAACAGTGCTACCGGTTTAGCGGCTGCTATGGAATGTGCTCATGCCAATTTGATAGCAAAAAACGACCTCGAAAAGGTCAGTATCTACTGGCCGGATAACGGGGACTTTAACGACATGCTCATGAACGGCGATCAGGTTCGTGAAATGGTTTTCTATAAAAAACAGCAGGTGGCCGCATGAAACTGGAAGCAGCACTCAAACATTTTAGTCCTCAGGGAATGCATATCAGCGACGATGTAAAGGGAACCTCTCCGGATCGTCTCACCGGCACTGATGTTATGGCAGCGATTGGTACCACCAGCAGCCGTGCGCGCTTCGGTCTGGCTGCTTTCTTCGGCAAGTCCGGCATCAGCAAAACAGATGAACAGCTCGCAGTTCAGGCGCTGGCTCGTTACGCGATGGAAACGGCACCAAAGAATGTTCGCAAAGCAGCTGGTGGGCATTTTGGATGGTGCATGCAGATGCTGGCGCAGTTTGCCTTTGCTGATTACTCCCGTTCGGCCGCCACCAGCGTGACGTGTCACAGCTGTTGCGGTACCGGATTTATCTCCGGACATGAAGATGTAATTAAATACCCTGGTATCTTCGACGCTGACGGTGCCGAAGTGGTGGCCCCGAAGATTAAAAATGAGCTGGTGAAAAGGGTTTGCGAAACCTGCGGAGGGAAAAAGGTAATCCTTGCGCGGTGCAGATGCGGCGGTAAAGGTGAAGTGCTGGATCGCAAAGCGACCAAAGAACGTGGCGCACCGGTTTTCAAAACGTGTGAACGTTGCTCTGGTAATGGCTTCTCTGCTATCTCCTCGGCGACGGTACACCGTGCCATTCTGAAGCGTCTCCCGGACCTCCATCAGTCCTCATGGTCACGCAACTGGAAACCCTTTTATGAAATGCTGGTGGACACGCTGCGCCAGTGGGAGCGTCACGCGGCAGTAGAATTTGAGAAGGCAACAACTTATTAATATGATCGGAGCAAATGGCGACACTTTTTTGCACGTTAGTGTTGACTTTGCATAAAACTGTCCTGTATGCTTCTGATTATGGAGTATAACGCCTGTAGATAATTAACCTCTAAAAGCCCGCCACGTTGCGGGTTTTTTTGTACCCGTATTTCCTGCGCACCGCCCGCGCATTCATCACGTCGAACCAATCCATTTGAAATGAGCCTTTGAGGAAGTCGGTTAGCGCTGGCGAGCCTCGACGGGCTGGTTTCCTGTGCGGCAAAGGTTCATTTCAAAGTAAGGCATACGCATATCATGAGCATCACCCAAGAACGGCTGAAAGAGGTTCTGAAGTACGACCCTTTGACTGGTTTATTTGTTTGGATCAAGCGAACAAACTCACGGTCTACGCCTGGCAAAATAGCCGGGAACGCAGATACGTACGGCTATATCCAGATAATGATCGATAAGAAATTAATTTTCGCTCATCGGTTGGCTTTTTTGTATATGGACGGTGCGCTGCCGCCGGCTGATAAGTGTGTCGATCATATCAATGGCAATCCCAAAGATAACCGATGGGACAACTTACGTATCGTTACCCAGTTTGTTAATCAACAGAACAGACACAAAGTTCGAAAAGGGGCGAAGTCCAAGCTGATTGGAGCAAACTGGTGCAAAGCTCGCGGCGTATGGCGTTCCGCTATTCGCATCAACGGGCAACGTAAAGAGCTCGGTAGTTTCCAAACTGCGGAGTTGGCTCACGAGGCTTACATGAAAGCTAAAGCTGAAATGTGTCGTTAACGCCTACACGAATAAAATAAATTAAGCCCTGCCTGTATTAGTGGGGCTATTTAGTTTCTACACAACGGAAATCGCTTTGAGTATGTGACGACATCCCGGTGAGACCAGGCACACTTCCCTGGCGCGGCAAAGCGATCCCCATTGTGATGAAGCTCAGCGGCGAGCTAGGGAATAGTTTTGCGGTGAATATTCTGGATAAGTAGCCACAAGGCGCGCGTAACCCAATCGGCAGCGCACCGATGGAAGCTGGTTCGACTCCAGCCTTCACAATCATTACTACAGGCTACCTTCGGGTGGCCTTTTTTGTTTCCCCTCAACCTTCTGAGAGGATCAACAGCAATAAGAGGGGGCTTAATGTCCGATCCATTAACCGGCACCGGCGCTGTTCTCGGCGGCGGCCTGCTGGGTTCAGTCCTGTACGGCGTCTTTACTCATACAGATTTTGGTGTGGTGTTCGGGGCGTTTGGTGGTGCGGTGTTCTACGTCGCGACAGCCACAAACCTGTCCCGCGCCCGACTGGCAGCATATTTCCTGACGTCGTTTATCGTTGGGGTGCTTGGGGCGGGACTTATTGGCTCACTGCTAAATGCAGCTTCGCACTATGAAAAACCGCTGGATGCACTGGGTGCAGTGATTCTGTCTGCCCTGTGTATCAAAATCCTAACTTATCTTAATAACCAGGACCTGAACAACGTGTTCAAGTTTTTCTCGCGGCTACGTGGGGGAGGGGGAAATGGTAATTGACCCGTCAGCAGTCTTTAATGCGTTTATTTGTGCGGCCATCGTCATCGTGCTGATGTTTTACCAGCGACATGGCGCCCGGCATCGCCCCTTTATTTCTGTCCTGGCGTATATAACCGTGCTGGTTTACGCCGCGATCCCCTTGCAGTTCATCTTCGGCCTTTATCGTGATTCCAGCTGGCTGGTGGTGGTCGCAAACATTCTTATCTTCGCCGCCATCCTGAAGGTTCGTGGAAATATGGCGCGGCTGGTTGATCGTCTGAGGCACTAATGAACCAATCACAATTTCAAAAGGCGGCTGGTATCAGCGCCGGGTTAGCTGCGCGCTGGTTTCCGCATATCGACGCCGCTATGAAGGAATACGGCATCACCGCACCGCTAGATCAGGCAATGTTTATTGCCCAGATGGGGCATGAAAGCACCAGATTTACCCGGCTGGTGGAGAACCTGAATTACGCGGCAGAAAACCTGGTACCTACGTTCGGCAGCCACCGCATCACGCAACAGCAGGCCGCCGCACTTGGCAGAACTGCAACGCAACCGGCAAACCAGAAAGCGATAGCCAATCTGGTATACGGTGGGGAGTGGGGAAAAGAACACCTGGGCAACCAGGTTGCCGGAGATGGCTGGAAATATCGCGGTCGTGGGCTGAAACAGGTTACCGGCCTGAGCAACTATCGCAGTTGTGGCCAGGCGTTGAAACTGGACCTTGTTACTCATCCGGAGCTGCTTGAAAAGGATGAATTCGCCGCGCGCTCAGCCGCATGGTTCTACGTCTCGCACGGATGCCTGCTCCATTCAGGCGATGTGGAGCGCGTCACGCTGCTTATCAATGGCGGCCGTAACGGGCTGGATAAACGCCGCGCACTATTTAACCTGGCGAAATCCGTTCTGGTGTGAGGTGAATGTGGGGATCGAAACGATAATCGGGCTGGCCGCGTTGGTTATTTCCGCTATTGCCGGCGCTTTTGGTCTGGGCCATATCCGCGGCAGCAGTAAAGCAGAGGCTAAAGCCGACCAGCAGCGCACCGAAGATAACGCAGCGGCAACGGTCGCAGCAGCCGAACGCCGGGTAGAAGCAACGAAAGAGGCCAGCGATGTACAGCAGACTGTTAACCATATGCCTTGCGACAATGTTGATCGCGAGCTGCGGGACAACTGGACCCGTAAGGGTTGAGGTAGTCGACACGGCTTGCGACTGGGTTAAACCCATCTACGGCACAGCGCACGACTGGGATGTGCTGGACCGCCAGACGAAGAAGGACATCCTGGCGCATAACAAAGCGTGGCAGGCGAACTGCCAGAAACAGGAGTGAAGCATGCTGCTGTGTTCACATTCAATAGCGGGTATTTTTCCATACCCACCCAAAAGAGAGAAACCGATGAGCGAAGCTAAACCGCAGGACGGCACCACCGTTAAAGGCTATCGAACCTTAACGCCTGGTGATATTGAGCGCATGAATCGCCTGAAGGGTGTCAGCCGACACTTCTGTAATTTACTTGATACAGAACGTGAGCATGTCAACGATGAGTTATCTGCTACCGGCAACCACTCAACTGAAGCACACGAAGCTGCCCGCTGTCTCGCCATTGCGCGCACCAAAATGCAGGAAGCCTGCATGTGGGCCTGTCGCGCTGTAGCGCGTCCAGATGCCGACTGTTAGCCATTACAAAGCTCACCTGCTGGTGGGCTTGATAATTGTTTTATCAACCAGATGTAAAAAAGCCCCTGTTAGGGGCTAGAGGATTATCAGTTTCAATTGCTATGAAATATTACTTCGCGCAATAGACGCGTGCTTCACGAGGGGTGTAGATGCCGAAGGTGACAAATCCCAGCAACCCATTCACAAAAGTCTGTTGAACTTCAGTACGAACAACTTTATCAGCACCACCGCAAACCTGAGCAGCATCAATTTGCTTGGATTGACCAATCCCGCTAACGAAGAAATGATGTGTCGTAACTTGCTGTGGCGTAGTCGTTATGCCTTTGTTTACTGAAAATGATTGTTGAGCGCAGCCAGAAACAGCTGCGGCAACCAGAGCTACCATAATTAACTTTTTCATAAATGACCTTATTGTTGGTTTGGTTCGCAAAAATAATGACATGTATCATTAATTTATACATATCAGACCAGTAGTTTAACTTAGATTTGTTCTACTTCCCTAGTGATTAACTATCAACATCATCCATTGCTATCGTCAGACCATCCATTATTACGAATAAGATAATTAATAAACTTCCCAGAGGAAAATTATGCAGGTCACTATTGATGGTGTCCCGTATGCGCCTGCCAGCATCATTTCATCGCGGATCGGTATTGCAATAACGACACACCAGCGCGCCGACGTTCTGAAAAGAGCTATCGAACAGCACATGAAGCACCTGCCAGCTGGTGCGCTGGTGGTGGTTGTGGATGATGGTTCGAAACCTCCAGCGGTAGTTCCCGACGGCGTGCAGTTGCTCCGCCATGAAACATCACTCGGCATTGTTGCGTCGAAGAACGCCAGCCTGTCAGCATTGATGGATGCCGGGTGTGAACATCTTTTCTTGTGGGACGACGATGCCTGGCCGATTGCTGATGACTGGCACCTGCCTTACATCGAATCACCTGAACCGCATCTGGCTTATCAGTTCCTCGATCTGGCTGGCCGCAATAAGCTGAATGACATGTCTGTGCTGTACCGGGATGATAAGCACATCGCTTACACCGGGCAGCGTGGCGTGATGCTGTATTACCACCGCAGCGCTATCGAGAAGGTTGGTGGTTTCGATCCGGTATACGGTCGCGGCATGTACGAACACAGTGACCTCGCGCTACGTATCCATAACGCTGGCCTGACGACGTGGGCTTACGGTGATGTGGTCGGTTCAGAAAAGCTAATCCATTCTCTCGATGAGCATGAAGCCGTAGAGCGTTCGGTACCGCGTCCCGACCGACAGGCGCTGGTGGAACGTAACGTGAAGATCCACAACGAACGGCGTGATTCCGGGTTTACTGGTTACGTTGAATACCGTCAGCAGCGCGATGTAGTTATCACAACGCTGCTCACCAGTCAGCCTGACCCGCAGCGCGGCACGAAAATGGCGGCCTCGCCTGACATGCTGAGCAAATGGGCGGCCTCGCTTCGCCAGTGTGGGCGTATAGCGCTGGTGGATGAATTACTGACGGCCCCGGCCGATGTTGAGCTGTATCTCGTACCTGACGTGAAGATGAATGTCTACTTTCGTCGCTGGCTGCACATCTGGCAGCACCTGCGAGATCACCCTGAATACCGGTTCGTCTGGTGTACTGATGGTACCGATGTCGAAATGCTTCGCGCGCCGTGGGAAGAAATGGAACCCGGGAAGGTGTATGTCGGTTCTGAACCGAAGACCTACGCCGACTCCTGGGCGAAACAGAATCATCCTGAGCGTATCTATCAGGAGTTCATTGAAGCGCACCGCAACAATGTGATGCTTAACGCTGGTCTGCTGGGTGGCAGCCGCGCTGATGTGATGGCGTTCGCTCACGGCATCATCCGTCTTTACTACCGGATCGAGAGCTATCGTTTCTGGAAGAAAGAACAGGCTGGCGCCGCGGTGGGGGATATGATCGCTTTTGGCATTGTTGCTAAATCGTTTGGCGATCGCATTATCACCGGCCCGCGCATCCACACTATTTTTAAGTCCGATGGTGTCGGTAAAGAGTACGCTTTCTGGCGCCATAAATAATTTGAAAATAAATCAAGGTCGCTTCGGCGGCCTTTTTTATTGGTTGCGAGATATGTACATGTCTAAAAAATGTTCCGTGAATGACTGCGATAATCGTTCTGAAAAAAGAGGGATGTGCGGAAAGCACTATTTCAGATGGCGGAAATACGGTGATCCATTGGTTGTGCGGAACACAGTTTATAGCTCGCCACAGGAAGCAATTAAGGCCAGGACAAAGATTGAAGGCGAATGCCAGGTATGGACCGGCGCAAAGTTAAAAACAGGTTACGGCAGCATACGAACTGGCGGTAAGGCATTACGTGTGCATCGCTTTGTTTGGGAGTCCGTGAACGGTCCTGTTCCTGATGGTATGGATGTCGATCATATTTGTCGCAACAGGCTCTGCTGCAATATCAATCACCTCAGGTTGGCCAGCAGAAGCGAGAACAATCAAAACCTCGGCGGCGCTAAGAAAAATAGTAAAACTGGAGTACTCGGGGTTACTTATCTGAATCGCGGCAACAGGCGCTGGCTCGCGCAAGTTAAGCTCAATGGCAAGTTTGTTCTAAGGAAAACATTCATGTCACTTGAAGAAGCCAGGGACGCAGCTATTGCCGCCAGACTTGAGCATTTCACACACAATGAGGCTGACAGATGTTGATCGCTATCGTGGCTCACCATTCCCGCCGCACCATGGCTGAAGAGTTAGCGAGTAAGCTTGAGGCTGACATTGTCTTCATGGATGAGCATAGTGCTGGTGCAAATTCAAACCACCTTCGCGCTCTTCGTTGGGCTGCTGAGCAATCAGACAGAGTGATTATCATCGAAGAGGATGCATTACCCGTTGATGGTTTTCGTTATAAGGCTCAGGACTGGCTGGCTCGTTTTCCTGGCGACATGCTGAGCTTTTATCTCGGTACCGGGCGGCCTCCACAATATCAAATGCAGATTGCTGAGCGGCTAATCGTGGCTGATAAGACACGCGCTGATTACATCACGCTGTCGAGACTCATTCATGGCGTTTGCTATAGCGTCCCGCCTGAGCATGTGCATCGCGTGCTATCCCGTTGGGATAACAGCAAACCCGCCGATTACGCTGTGGGTGATGCATGGGGTGGCTCAGTGATCTATCCGTGTTACTCGCTGGTGGACCATGCTGACGGCGAACCGGTTGAGCGTCACCCAGACTCAGCGCCACGCACAGAACGCCGCCGGGCGTGGAGGTTAGCCTGATGCCTGCGTTAATACCGAGAGCATGCCGCAAGCGTGGCTGCCCTGGCACAACCACTGACCGCTCAGGTTATTGTCCCAAGCACCTTAACGAAGGCTGGCAGCAGCATCAGCGAGGACAGAGCAGGCATCAGCGAGGTTATGGCAGCAAGTGGGACAGGCTGCGCTCAATCGTTCTCGACAGAGATAAACACCTTTGTCAGGAATGCCTGCGAAATGGAAGGTATACACCCGCTGAGACGGTGGACCACATCACCGCCAAAGCAAATGGGGGGACCGATGACCTGTCCAACCTCGAAAGCCTCTGCAAGCCTTGCCACAGGGCGAAGACAGCGGTCGAAAGACTCAAATGACATCAATTCTCATTTGAAGCGACAGAGGGGGAGGGCGGGTTGAAAGTTCAGGAACGACGCGCCAAAGGACCGCCGCCTAACCTCTTTTCACATCGCCGCAGGTTAGAAAACTTTTTTATGGGGTCCCCCACTCGATGATTAATAGGAGTTTTCGATTATGTCTGGACCACCGAAAACCCCGACCCATCTACGTTTGGTGAGGGGTAACCCATCAAAACGCCCGATTAATGAAAACGAACCAAAGCCAACTCCAGGGGTACCCCCAACGCCGAAGCATTTCGACAAGCAGGGGAAATACTGGTTCAGGCGTATGGCTGAAGAGCTCGATGCGCTTGGCGTCATGTCGCAGCTGGACGCGAGAGCACTTGAGCTTCTGGTTGAGGTTTACACCGAGTACCGGCATCACTGCGATACGCTGGAGAGAGAAGGCTACACCTACGCCGTTTATAGCGACGAAGAGTCAGACGAAGGCAAAGAGCGAGAGATTCGCATGATCAAGGCTCACCCGGCCGCCATTATGAAAGCTGATGCCTGGAAACGTCTGCGCGCCATGCTCGGTGAGTTCGGCATGACGCCAGCCAGCCGCTCTAAAGTGAATGCAAAAGGTCCTGATGCGGTTGATCCGCTGGCCGAGTTTATGAAAGCGAGGGATTAATGGCTAAGGTTGCAGAAGGCATCCGCTACGCCGAGAGGGTGGTGGCGGGAGAAATTATTGCCTGTGAGTATGTGCGCCTTGCCTGTCAGCGTTTTCTTGACGATCTGGCACACGGTGAAGAGCGCGGTATTTTCTTCAGTGAGCCGCGCGCGCAGCACATTCTGAATTTCTATAATTTTGTTCCTCACGTCAAAGGTGCGCTGGCAGGCCAGCCTATTGAGCTGATGGACTGGCATGTTTTTATCCTGATTAATATTTTTGGTTTTGTTATCCCGCTGGTTAACGAAGAAACGGGAGAAACCGTTCTGCGTAACGACGGCAGCGGTCGGCCAGTGATGGTTCGGCGTTTCCGTACAGCAGATGTTGAGGTGGCCCGTAAAAATGCCAAATCAACGCTTTGCTCCGGCGTGGGGCTTTATATGGCTGGCGCAGACGGCGAGGGCGGGGCGGAGGTTTATTCCGCTGCAACCACCCGTGACCAGGCGCGAATTGTTTTTGAAGACGCGAAAAATATGGTCAAGAAGGCGAAAGCCACTCTTGGGCGGATCTTCGAATTCAACAAGCTCGCTATCTACCAGGAGCAAACGGCCTCCAAATTCGAGCCTTTATCATCAGATGCGAACAACCTCGACGGCCTGAACATTCATTGCGCCATCGTCGACGAGCTGCATGCTCATAAAACCCGTGACGTCTGGGACGTTCTTGAGACGGCCACCGGCGCGCGCCTGCAATCGCTGCTTTTCGGTATCACCACCGCCGGCTTCAACAAAGAAGGCATCTGTTACGAACTACGCGATTACGCAATCAAGGTCCTGCGCGGCCTGGTTAAAGACGATACGTTTTTTGCCATCATCTACACCTTAGATGAAGGTGACGATCCCTTTGATGAAAAAGTCTGGCAGAAGGCGAATCCGGGGCTGGGTATCTGTAAGCGCTGGGATGATCTGCGCCGCCTGGCTAAAAAGGCGAAAGAGCAGGTTTCGGCCAGGATTAACTTTTTCACCAAACACATGAATATCTGGGTTACCGCTGAGTCTGCCTGGATGGACATGATGAAATGGGAAAAATGCGAATTTATCGCCCCGCAGCACGAACTTAAAACCTATCCCTCCTGGGTGGGCGTTGACCTTTCAAACAAAATTGATATCTGTGCAGCCGCTAAAGTCTGGCGCGCGCCAGGTGGCCACGTTCATGCGGATTTTAAATTCTGGCTGCCGGAGGGACGCCTTGAGAAGTGTTCACGCCAGATGGCAGAGCTCTATCGTAAGTGGGCCGAGATGGACAAGCTGATCCTTACCGACGGGGATGTAATCGACCATGCTCAGATTAAGGAAGAGCTGCAGGTGTGGGTTGCTGGCGAGAGTCTGAAAGAAATTGGCTTCGACCCGTGGAGTGCGACGCAGTTCAGCCTTGCGCTGGCAGAAGAAGGGCTGCCGCTGGTGGAAGTGCCGCAAACGGTTCGCAATTTCTCTGAGGCGATGAAAGAGGTCGAAGCACTGGTATACGGTGGCCGCTTCCATCACAGCGATCACCCGGTAATGAACTGGATGATGTCCAACGTAACTGTCAAACCTGACCGGAACGAGAACATTTTCCCGAACAAGTCCACACCGGAGGCCAAGATTGATGGCCCGGCGGCATTGTTCACAGCAATGAGCCGCGTTCTGGTTAACGGTGGCAACGACCAGCAGGATCTCTCCGGATTCTTCAATAATCCCATCATGGTAGGTTTCTGATGAAAAAAAACAAACGGCCAGGCAGGGTTAAAAGTGCTCTGCTTAACTGGCTTGGTGTGCCTATCAGCCTGACTACCGGCACGTTCTGGGAGGAATGGTTTGGTACCAGCAGCAGCGGAAAGGTGGTAACAGCCGATAAAGCCATCCAGCTATCGGCTGTTTGGGCATGCGTAAGACTGTTAAGCGAGTCTATTTCAACCCTTCCGCTGAAAATATACGTTCGACAGCCTGACGGTTCGCGTAAAGCGGCAACCGATCATCCGGCCTATTCGATACTGTGCCGCCGACCCAATTCAGAAATGACACCATCACGCTTTATGTTGATGGTGGTCGCCAGTATTTGTCTGCGCGGGAACGCCTTTATTGAGAAGAAATTCATCGCAAACCGCCTGGTTTCGCTGGTGCCTTTACTGCCGCAGAACATGGTGGTTAAACGTCTCACTACCGGGGCGCTGGAATACAAATACACTGAAAACGGAAACGAGCGCGTCATTCCGGTCAAAAACATCATGCACATTCGCGGGTTCGGTCTGGACGGTGTTTGCGGCATGATGCCGATGAAGACTGGCCGGGATGTGATCGGTTCAGCAATGGCCGTTGAAGAGTCCGCGGCGAAAATATTCGAGCAGGGTCTGCAGAGCTCAGGTTTTCTCTCCGCTGATAATGCGCTGACAGACGATCAACGTGAAAGACTTCGTGGTTATATGGCATCATTCACCGGCTCCAAAAACGCCGGAAAAATTATGGTTCTTGAAGGCGGCCTGAAATATCAGGGCGTGACCATGAACCCGGAAGATGCTCAGATGCTCGAAAGCCGCGCATTTAGCATTGAGGAGATCTGCCGCTGGTTTCGCGTACCGCCTTTCATGGTTGGTCACACCACGAAACAAAGCAGCTGGGCATCCAGCCTGGAAGGGATGAACCTGCAGTTTCTGACTCATACCCTTCGACCGCTGCTGGTGAATATTGAGCAGGAAATTGGCCGGTGCTTACTCGACAGCGATGATGAAGTGTTTGCAGAGTTCTCTGTTGAAGGTCTACTGCGAGCCGATAGTGCCGGTCGCGCGGCATACTATACCAGCGCGCTTCAAAATGGCTGGATGTCCCGTAATGACGTTCGTCGTCTTGAGAACATGCCGCCAATTGAAGGGGGCGATATTTACACCGTTCAGCTCAACCTGACGCAACTGAAAAATCTCGAAAGCAGCAACCCTGCTGTTCAGGCACTGGCCCTGAGAGAGCTGCATAACCACGTATTCCCTGATATTTCCTTTGAACAATCTCCGCTGAAACAGGCCGCTTAGGAGCACTTTCCTGATGAGCAAAAAACAACTTCCGGTAGCACCGGCGGGTCGCCCCTGCGCGCGCGTTACCTGTGAAACATTACCGTCCGCACTGGACCGCTGGGACGGCGGGATCAAAGCGGCGGCCACCGACGATAACAGCATTTCTGTTTTTGATGTGATCGGGCAGGACTACTGGGGTGAAGGCGTAACAGCCAAACGTATCGCCGGTGCGCTACGGGCGATGAATGGCGCCGACGTCACGGTCAATATCAACTCCCCTGGCGGTGACATGTTCGAAGGCCTGGCAATCTACAACCTTCTGCGTGAATACGAAGGCCGTGTGACGGTGAAGGTGCTCGGAATTGCCGCTAGTGCCGCCTCGGTTATTGCGATGGCCGGGGATGATATTCAGATCGGTCGTGGTGCCTTCCTGATGATCCACAACTGCTGGGTCTATGCGATGGGTAACCGCCATGATTTTGCAGAACTGGCACAGTCACTGGAACCCTTCGATACCGCTATGGCTGACATCTACGCCGCGCGCTCCGGCCTTGATATGGCCGCTGTTCAGAAGCTGATGGACGCGGAAAGCTATATCGGTGGCAGTGATGCAGTAGCGAAGGGACTGGCAGACAGCTTGCTTTCTGCTGATGCGGTCAGCGACGGCGACGAATCGCCTGCAGCCGCGCTTCGCAAACTTGATGCATTGCTGGCCAAGACCAACACCCCGCGCTCTGAGCGCAGAAAACTCATTAAAGCCTTATCCGGTGGCATGCCTGGCGCTGTCACCACCAACGACGGTACGCCGGGCGCTGCCGAAGACATCAAACCTGAAACCATCAATTCACTTGAAAGCGCCCTGGCGGCGTTAGTCAAATAAGGACCCTTTATGTCTGAAGTAAACGATATTCTGAAAAAAGTCACGGCCAGCATTGAAGAGGCAACCGGCAAGTTCAACTCGAAAGCAGAAGAAGCTGTGAAGGAGGCGCAGAAGTCCGGCAAGCTGTCAGAAGAAACAAAGGCAGCCGTCGATAAAATGGCTTCTGAGTTCAACGCACTGCGTGAGGCAGAAAAAACGCTGAAGGCAGCTATGGTCGAACTGGAGCAACATGTTGCCCAGATGCCGCTGGCAAACGCGAAGCATGTTGTGGAGTCAATCGGTCAGCAGGTGATCTCTGCTGAAGCGCTGAAAACCTTTGCCTCCGGGGTGGAAGGTGGCAAACGTATCAGTATCCCGGTTAAGGCGGCACTGACTTCTGCTGATGTGCCTGATGGCGTTATCGAACCCCAGCGAATTCCGGGCATCGATACGGCACCGAAGCAGCGCCTGTTCATCCGCGATCTGATTGCGCCTGGTCGCACTTCCTCCCCTGCTATTTTCTGGGTGCAACAGACTGGCTTTACCAACAACGCGAAAGTGGTTCCTGAAAATACACAGAAACCATACAGCGAAATTGAGTTTACGCCGAAAATCACTGGCGTAAGCACCATCGCTCACCTGTTCAAAGCCTCAAAGCAGATCCTGGATGACTTCGCACAGCTGCAGTCAACCGTTGATGCAGAAATGCGCTACGGACTGAAGTACGCGGAAGAGCAGGAAATTCTCTTCGGTGATGGTACCGGCGTGCATCTGCATGGCATTGTTCCTCAGGCGTCAGCGTTCAATCCGGCGTTCACTGTCGAACAGCAGAGCGGGATTGACGATCTGCGTCTGGCAATGTTGCAGGCACAGCTGGCACGCTTCCCGGCGTCTGGTCATGTTCTTCACTTCATTGACTGGGCGCGGATCGAGCTGACCAAAGACAGCCTGGGCCGTTACATCCTGGCTAACCCAGCGGCACTGACTGGCCCGACTCTGTGGGGGCTGCCGGTTGTAGCAACGGAAGCGGCAGCCTTCCAGGGTAAATTCCTGACCGGTGCATTTAACGCTGGCGCGCAAATCTTCGACCGCGAAGATGCGAACGTGGTTATCTCCACGGAGAACGCCGACGACTTCGAGAAAAACATGATCACCATCCGTTGCGAAGAACGTCTGGCGCTGGCTGTGAAACGCCCTGAGGCGTTCGTGTACGGTTCATTCAGCACCGGCGCGGGTAGCTGATAACTATTGCGGCCTTCGGGCCGCTTTTTTCGGGGCAAACAAATGCTTGATCAGAATGTGGTGAAACAGCATTGCCGCATTGATACCGACTTTACGGGTGATGATGCTCTGCTGAAGATTTATACAGGTGCAGCGGCCCGGTACGTCCAGACATGGACACGCCGAACGCTCTATGAAAAGGAAAGCAGCCCTGGCTACGCTGACGACCCGGACCCGATACTGCTCAATGATGATGTGAAGGCAGCCATGCTACTGCTTATCGGTCACTGGTATGCAAACAGGGAAGCGGTAAACATCGGGAACATAACTTCAGCCGTACCTTTTGCTGTGGAAGCGCTATTGCAGCCATACCGTATTTATGGATTGTAGGAGGGGGTATGCAGGCCGGAAGACTGAGAGACAGGGTGGTAATTCAGAACATCACAACATCCAGAGACCCTTCTGGTCAGCCTGTTGAAACATGGCATGACGGCGCGACTACATGGGCAGAAGTTAAAGGTATCAGCGGGCGTGAGCTTGTAGCGGCAGGTGCAGAAACGGCTGTAGCCACTATCAGGGTATGGACTCGATTTCGTAACGATATAACTGCTGCGTCAAGACTCAGGGTTGTGACTGGCCCGTTCAAGGGTGTCATTTTAAATATCATTGGTCCGCCGATACCTGATTCTCGCGGCATTCAGCTCGAAATTCTTTGTAAGCAGGGGATCGAAAAATGATTGAGACGAGCCTCGATTTTTCCGGCCTGAATGACATCGCAAAGGATCTGGAGGCGCTTAGCCGCGCTGAAAACAATAAGGTTCTTCGTGATGCCACGCGCGCCGGTGCGGAGGTGCTTAAGGACGAAGTGATCGCACGTGCACCGGTACGCACCGGAAAACTGAAAAAAAACGTGGTGGTTGTTACCCAAAAAAGCCGCCGCCGCGGGGAGATTTCTTCCGGCGTCCATATTCGTGGCGTTAACCTGCGCACCGGAAACAGCGATAACACGATGAAGGCGAATAACCCGAGAAACGCCTTTTACTGGCGATTCGTTGAGCTGGGCACCGCGAACATGCCTGCACATCCGTTTGTGCGACCCGCTTACGATACTCGCGAGGAAGAGGCCGCCAGCGTCGCCATTGCCAGGATGAATCAGGCTATTGATGAGGTATTGAGCAAGTGAATGAAGATAATATCTACGCCTTGCTTTCTTCCCTGGCAGAAGGACGGGTATACCCCTATGTTGCGCCATTAGGTAGTGACGGGAAACCGTCTGTCTCTCCACCCTGGATTATCTTTTCCATCGTCGATGATGTTTCAGCTGACGTACTGTGTGGCCAGGCAGAGAGCAGGGTTTCCGTTCAGGTCGATGTGTATTCCACTTCGATCGCTGAATCACGATCCCTGAGAGATTTGGTGCTCGCTTCGCTTGAGCCGTTAACCCCTACAGAGGTGGTAAAAATCCCCGGGTACGAGCCAGATTATCGGCTCTACCGTGCCACCCTGGATTTTAAAGTTACCCCCTGACAATTAATTCACCCAACGAACCCGCCTGATGGCGGGTTTTATTTTTCCAGGAGACAGCTATGTCTGCACTTTATGAAAAATCGCAGCTGACGAAGATCCTTATTTCCTCCCTGCCAGCCACCAAAGAAACGATGGATTCCGCAACCTTCCTCGATCTGAGTTGCACCATCAAAGAAATTCAGTTCACCGGTGGTCAGAAGCAGGATATCGACGTAACAACACTTTGCTCTACCGAGCAGGAGAACATCAACGGCCTGCCTTCTCCGTCAGAAATCTCTCTGTCCGGCAACTTCTACAAGAATCCGGCGCAGGACGCCTTGCGTGAGGCCTATGACAACGATACGACCTACGCTTTCCAGGTTATCTTCCCGTCCGGCAAGGGCTTTAAGTTCCTGGCTGAAATCCGCCAGCACACCTGGTCTTCAGGTACCAACGGCGTAGTGGCGGCAACGTTCTCCCTGCGCCTGAAAGGTAAGCCTGAAAACATCGAGTCTGGCTCCTGAGAGGTCGCATGAAGAATATTAAAAATCTCGCCCTGGCTAAGATGTCGGGATTTCGTCATAAGACGGTCGCCGTTCCTGAGTGGGAAGGCGTCAAAGTGGTTCTCCGTGAGCCGTCTGGAGAAGCCTGGCTGCGCTGGCAGGAGGTGGTGAAAGCGGGTGCTGATGATGAAAATGTGTCGGTATCGGAAAAGGCACACCGTAATCTTTGCGCTGACGTGGTGCTCTTCATTGACGTCCTGTGCGACACCGATAAGCAACCGGTATTCAGCGTAGACGAAGAAGAGCAGGTGCGTGAAATCTACGGCCCCGTCCATTCACGCCTGCTCAAGCAGGCGCTTGACCTGATCAACAACGCGGACGAAGCGCGGGAAAAGTCTCAACCCCCGGCGTAAAGTTTCTGATGTCGCTTGCGCTCCGGATGGGGCGCACGCTTTCAGAACTACGGCAGAGCATGACTGCAAGCGAGCTTCTGATGTGGATTGAGTTCGACAGGCAAAGTCCGGTTGGCGATATCCGTGGCGACATTCAGGCAGCCCAGCTCGTCTCTGCCATCTACGGTTCGCAGGGGGCAAAAGTACCGCTGGACGATGCGATCCTGCGATGGGGTGGCGATGAGCAATCAGAACCGAAGGACCCGTTTGCAGGGCTTGAGGCGGCACTTACAGCTGCAACTCAGTGACTTTTTACCCAGAAAACATTAGGATTTTAGCCACTAATAATTCTGGGGATAGAAAATGGAAATTTTACTTGTTTCAATTGTAATAGGCTTAGTTCCAGCCTTAATAGCTCAAAGCAAAGGCCGCTCTTTCTTTGCTTGGTGGGTTTATGGTGCATTGCTGTTTATTATTGCCTTTGTACACTCGCTGGTAATTAAGAAAGATGTGGCAGCTGAAGAAAAAGACTTAATTGAAAATGAGAGTATGAAAAAGTGTCCGTTCTGTGCGGAAATAATCAAAAACGCAGCCATTAAATGTAAACATTGTGGCAGTGATTTGATGGCCGAATCACCTCCGGCTAAAACCGATGAAGAATACCTTGAAGAAGCCAGGCAAAAGGTCTGGAAACAATAAAAATAAAACCGCTTCGGCGGTTTTTTTACGTCTGGAGTTTGGATAAATGGCAACCTTACGCGAATTAATAATCAAAATTTCCGCCAATTCTCAATCTTTCCAGACGGAAATTTCCCGCGCCTCACGAATGGGGCAGGATTATTACCGCACCATGCAAAATGGTGGTCGGCAGGCCGCTGCTGCTGCCAGAGAGAGCGAAAGGGCGCTATCTGATTTGACTGCCGGATTTGCATCGGCAGGAAGAGCTGCTGCCGCTGCTACGGCAGCTTTTGCGACTGGTAAGATCGTTCAGATTGCTGACGAGTGGAACTCCGTAAACGCGCGACTCAAGCAGGCATCATCTTCTGCTGATGATTTTGCCGCTTCTCAGCGTCAATTAATGGAAATCAGCCAAAGAACTGGCACTGCGTTTTCAGACAACGCAAACCTTTTTTCACGCGCAGCTGCTTCAATGCGTGAATATGGGTATAGCTCTGACGAAGTTCTGAAAATTACCGAAGCTGTTTCTACCGGCCTCAAACTTTCGGGAGCAAATACTCAGGAAGCGAGTTCTGTTATCACTCAATTCAGCCAGGCTCTGGCTCAGGGCGTTCTTCGCGGTGAAGAATTCAACGCCGTTAACGAAGCAGGTGATCGTGTTATCCGCGCACTTGCAGCCGGAATGGGTGTGGCCCGCAAAGACCTGAAGAGCATGGCTGACCAGGGACAGCTAACGATTGATAAGGTTGTGCCAGCTTTAATGAGCCAGTTAGGGGCTCTGCAGGGCGAATTTGCCAACATGCCGCAAACTGTTTCCGGCTCCCTGCAAAAAGTCACTAACTCATTCATGGCCTGGGTTGGTGGTGTCAACCAGGCTACTGGTGCTACCGATGCGTTATCTGGTGGACTGGATAATGTCGCACAGACGCTTGATTCTTTTACCTCATCAGCAGTGAGCGGTGCGCTCAGTGAAGTTGCTGACAATATGTCCACAATAACAACAGTAGCTGGTGCGCTTGTTGGCGTTGGGTTGGCAAGATATCTCAGCGGAGTTGTAACCAGTGCCACGAGTGCAACTGGTGCACTAATATCCGCCGCTAAGTCAGAGGTTGCTCTTGCTGTCGCGCAGGACAAAGCGGCTCAGTCCGCTGTTGCGGCTTCCAGGGCTGAAGTTTATCGGGCTCAGCAAGCAGTACAGAGTTCAAGAAGTGCAGATGTTCAGGCGGCTCAGCAAGAGAAAGTCGCGGCAGCTGAAGCAAAAGTCACTGCTGCCCATACCAGACTGACTACCGCTCTTGCCAGTGGTACAGCTACGGAAAAAGTCAGGGCCAGAACTGCACTTGAGCGTGCACAGGCAGGGCTGGTAGCAGCTAAAAATGCCGACGCTCAGGCTGTCGCTGAAAGGCGTTTGGCTTCAGCTCAGGCTGCCTTAAACCGGAACCTTGCAAACCGTGTTTCGGCTCAAAGCAATCTCAATAGCGTGACATCCGTCGGCACTCGGCTCATGAGTGGTGCACTTGGTCTCATCGGTGGAGTTCCTGGTTTGGTTATGTTGGGTGCAGGAGCCTGGTATGCGGTGTATCAAAATCAGGAGCAGGCCCGTCGCTCTGCTCTGGAATACGCCAGCACAATAGATGAAGTCAGTAAAAAGTCGAGGGCAATGTCTCTACCTGAAGCTTCAGACAATGCCGAGAAAACGCGCGCAGCATTGAATGAGCAGAATAGGCTGATCGATGAACAAAAAAGCAAGATTGAAAGCCTGAAAGAACAGATAGCTGGTTATCAGTCAGTGATCAGCAACCCCGGCCCAACGACCAGCGGTGGTTTCATGATTAACCACCTGACATCTTTGGACACTGTAACTCGTGGGCTGGCTACGGCTACAGAGCAGTTATCTGTTGAGCAAGAAAGACTTGCTCAGATGCAGGAAAAATCTGCTTCTATTCAACAGGTTCTTGAAGGGCTTGAACATCGGCGGGTGACATTGATTCGGGAGGAGGCCGCCAATCAGAACCGGGCTTATCAATCTCTCCTATTGATGAATGGCCAGCATGACGAATTTAACCGGTTACTTGGTCTGGGTAATCAACTCCTAATGGCACGTCAGGGACTGGCGAATGTCCCGCTCAGACTTCCTCAGGCCGACCTCGACAAAAAGCAAACCGATGCCCTCGAAAAGAGCCGCCGGGATCTGGAGTTGTCACGCCTGAAGGGTGAGGACAAAGAGCGTTTACGGCTGAGTTATGCCGCTGATGATCTGGGATTAACCAGTGATCCTCAATTCCAGACAGGCCGTCAGGAGTTGATTAATAACGGCCTGGCGGAATGGCGGAACACTGAGGCCAACAAACCGAAGGCGAAGGGCGGTAAAACCGAAGGCGAGAAAACAGAGGATGTATATAAGCGCCTTATCAAGCAGCAAAAAGAGCAGATCGCCCTGCAGGGTCAGAATACTGAACTGGCGAAGGTTAAATTTCAGGTCAGCCAGGGGGAGCTTGCTTCTCTGACAGAAGCCCAGAAAAAGACGGTATTGCAGAATGCAGCGCTGATTGACCAGGTTAAATTGCGTGAGCAACTGCGAAATTACGAAGCCAACCTCGCCGACAGTAACGCCAGCGCCCGAGCAGCTAATGAAGGGCAACTGCTGGGTTACGGGCAGGGTACCAGGTTCCGTGAAAGACTTCAGGAGCAGTTCAATCTGCGTAAGGAGTTCGAGCAGAAGAATACCGATCTTCTCCGCCAGCGTCAGGCTGGTGAAATCGACGAGACGTTCTATCAGCAGGGGCTGGCACTTAATAAGCGCTACCTAGAAGAGCGCCTGCGCGACCAGGAGGGATATTACACTGCTTCTGATGCGCAGCGTGACGACTGGATGACGGGACTGTCTGAGGGTTATGCGAACTGGGTGGACGAAGCTACTGACTATTCTTCCATGGCCGCTGACGGCATGAAGCAGGCCATGGGGGGGGCGGTCACCACGATCACCGACATGCTTAATGGCAACGTTGACAGCTGGAAGGACTGGGGCGTGAGCGTACTGAAGATTATCCAGAACGTTCTGGTGAACATGGCTGTTGCTAATGGTGTCAGCTCAATTGGATCACTGTTCAGTTTTGGTGCCTCGTCAGCCGCAACCGCCAGCAGCGGTACCGCTATTCAGAATGCTGGCGCGAACTTCACATTTAATGCGAAGGGTAATGTTTACGACTCTCCGTCCCTGAGCGCTTACAGCAATGGCGTTTTTCAGACGCCTCAGCTGTTTGCTTTTGCCAAAGGCGCAGGGGTTTTTGCCGAGGCTGGTCCGGAAGCCATTATGCCGCTTACGCGGGCACCTAATGGTGATCTTGCTGTTCGCGCAGTAGGGATGCCGCAGGTCTCTGGCGGCGTGCCTTCAGTTAACTTCGGCGATATCAATATTCAGGGCGGTTCTCCACAGGCGTCCAGTCAGGGTGCTGCCGGAGCAGCAGGCAGGCAGCTTAAGGATGCCATCACTGGTGTCATTAACGAACAGGCCAGCATGCCGGGCTCGCCTCTGTGGCGATTAATCAAGGGAGTTTAACCATGGCAGTCGAAACCTTCAGCTGGTGCCCAAAGGTTGCCTCTCAGGTTGATACAAGTTTTCGTACCCGAAAGGCGCAGTTTGGCGATGGCTATACACAGGTGGCCGGGGACGGCATCAACCCGGTAACACCTCAGTGGAGCGTGAGCTTTACCGGCGACGAGGCTTACATTCAGGCCATTAAAAACTTTCTGAACAGACATACAGGGTGGAAGTCATTTATCTGGAAGCCGCCGCTTGAGCCTTCAGGTTTATGGCGCGCGGAATCCTTCCAGATATCTACCCACGGCAACAAAAAATACACCCTCAGCAGCACATTCATACAGGCATACCATCCATGAGTATTTCATCTGATGTCCAGAAACTGGAACCGGGTAAGCGCGTCCGCCTGATCGAGGTGGACGGCTCAGCGTTCGGTGCGGGTATTCTTCGCTTTCACAACGAGACAATCCCCCATACCGAGGCGGAAATCATCGCCGCAGGCGGCGACGAGTCAAAACTTGAGCCGAAGTCGGTGTGGTGGCAGGGGCAGGAGTATGGCGCGTGGCCGTATGAACTGACCGGCATATCTGTCAGCAGTGACGGCCAGAGTTCACGGCCGTCTCTCACCGTTGCAAACATCAGCGGCACGATTGGCGCGCTGTGCCGAAGATTTCAGGGGATGGCTAAAGCAAAGGTGATCATCCATGACACCTTCGCCCACTATCTGGACGTAAGAAATTTTCCTGACGGGAACCCGACTGCGAATCCCAACGAGGAGCGCAAACAGGTTTATTACATCGACCGTAAATCAGGATCAGACGATGAAACCGTAGAGTTTGAGCTTTCCAGTCCAGCCGATCTGCGCGGGCAACTCATTCCGACCCGGCAAATTCAGCCAATGTGCACGTGGTGCATGCGGGGCTGGTACAAAACCGGGAATGGCTGCACCTACGCCGGGCAAAACGGCTGGTTCGATAAAGACGGCAACCGGGTGGATGATCCTTCACAGGATGTTTGCTCCGGACTGCTGTCAACGGGCTGCAAACCTCGTTTCGGAGAGAATGAGCAGCTGGATTATGGCGGGTTCCCCGGGGCTTCACTTCTGAGAGGATAATCATGCGCGACAAAACAGTTAGCGCCATTCTGGCGCATGCCGCCGCATCCTTCCCCGAGGAGTGCTGTGGCGTGGTTATTCAGAAGGGGCGGGTGGAGAAATACATCCCCTGCAAAAATAATGCTGAGTCGCCGACTGAGCAATTTGAACTCAATCATGAGGATTATGCGGCCGCCGAAGAGCAGGGAACTGTGGTGGCGATCGTCCACAGTCACCCCGGCGACGGGGCAACAACCCAACCGAGCGAGCTCGACATGCTGATGTGTGATGCCACGGAACTGCCGTGGATTATTGCATCGTGGCCGGAGGGCGACATTCGCACCGTCATGCCTCGCGGAGACCGACCCCTCACAGGGCGCCAGTTTGTTCTCGGGTATGCAGACTGCTGGTCTCTCATCATGGACTATTTCCGCATCGAACACGGCATTGAACTGCCCAACTACAGCGTAGATCGCCACTGGTGGGAGCAGGGTGAAAACCTCTATATGGACAACTGGCAGGAATGCGGTTTTCGTGAGTACGACGGTCCCGCTCAGCCAGGTGACATGGTTATCATGCAGGTTCAGTCCACCGTCCCGAACCATGCCGGGATTTTGCTTGATGGCAACATGCTACTGCATCACATGTATGGCCAGCTAAGCCAGCGTATTCCCTACGGTGGCTATTACCGTGACCGTACCATCAAAATTCTGCGTTATAAGGATTTGATGTAATGGAAAGAAAAACCGTTATCAAACTCAGCGGCTCAATGGCTCAGCGATTTGGCAGGACACATCGCCGCGCACTAACGTCGGCCAGCGAAGTGTTCAGGGCACTTTCTAACACCATTGACGGATTTGATGCTTATCTGCGTGAAGCTCGGGCAAAGGGACTGGATTTTGTTATTTTCCGGGATCGTCGCAATATCGGGCACGAAGAGTTTGAACTCCTGGGGCCGGGTGATGAGTTAAGAATAATCCCTGTGATAAGGGGCAGTAAAAGAGCAGGAGTTTTCCAGGCGTTGCTCGGAACGGCTCTGGTCGCTGCTGCCATATGGATGCCGGGAGTTAGTATCGCAGCAAGTAACCTCATGTTTTCCGTTGGTGCCGCAATGGCCGTTGGCGGTGTAGTGCAAATGCTCTCTCCTCAGGTTTCAGGTCTGCGAATGCGTCAGGAACCTGATAACAAACCCTCCTATGCGTTTGGTGGTCCCGTTAACACGACGGCATCTGGCAATCCCGTCCCCCTGCTTTATGGGCAACGGGAAATTGGCGGTGCCATTATATCCGCCGGGGTTTATGCAGAAGATCAGCAATAAACCAAACCACGTACTGCAAGCCACCTGACGGTGGCTTTTTTATGGACGCGATATGACGACGACAATCATCAAAGGCCGCGGCAAAGGTGGCAGCAATCAGACCCGTACGCCTGTTGAGGCACCAGACAGCATTCAGTCCATTGCAAGGGCAAAGGTGCTGATTGCTCTTGGGGAGGGGGAGTTCGCCGGCGGGCTTGATGGTAAAAATATTTTCCTTGGCGACTCATCTTCATACACCCCTCTCCAGAACGCCGACGGAAGTTACAATTTCAATAATGTAAAATACGAGTTCCGTTCCGGTACTCAGGACCAGGATTACATTCAGGGCTTTCCGGGCATTGAAAACGAACTTCAGGTTTCATATGAGCTGAAACAGGCTGTACCGTATGTTCGGGCGGTATCCAACACGCAGCTCTCTGCGCTGCGAATTCGCCTGGGATGGCCAACTCTTTTACTCCAGAAAAACAACGGTGATAAAGTCGGCACCCGCGTCGAGTATGCTATCGATCTGTCGGTCGATGGCGGGCCGTATGAAACGGTGGTTAACGGTGCTGTTGATGACAAAACCACGTCGCTTTATGAGCGCAGTCACCGCGTCAATCTTCCGAAAGCCTCGACTGGATGGCAGTTGCGGGTTCGTAGAATCACGCCGGATTCCACGAGCGTGAATATCGTCGACACCATGCGCGTTGTGGCCGTTACTGAAATTATTGACGCCAAACTTCGCTACGTTAACACAGCGCTGCTGTATGTAGAGTTTGACGCAAAGCAGTTCCCTAATGGCATTCCTCAGGTTGTGTGCAATCCGAAAGGGCGAATCATCCGTGTACCTGATACTTATGATCCCGAAACCCGCACTTATTCTGGTACATGGGAGGGCGTATTTAAATGGGCGTGGACGGATAACCCTGCCTGGATTTATTACGACATCATTCTGAACGAGCGCTTCGGGCTGGGTCAAAGAATCGATGCGACTCAGATAGACAAATGGGAACTTTATCGCATCGCCCAGTATTGCGATCAACTGGTACCAGACGGCAAGGGCGGCAGCGGGACGGAGCCTCGTTTTCGTTGCAACGTTTATATCCAGGACCGTAATGACGCCTGGACCGTACTTCGTGATCTGGCGGGTATATTTCGCGGCATGACGTACTGGGGCGACAATAAGATGTATGTCCTGGCCGATATGCCCCGGGATGTGTGGCACATCTACAACCACGCCAGCGTTGTTGAAGGAAAATTTACCTTTGCGGACCCGAGTGAAACCACCCGAAACACTGCCGCGCTGGTGAACTGGTCAGACCCTGCCAACCACTACAAAGATACGCCTGAGCCTGTTTACGATAGCGATCTGGCCATGCGCTTCGATTATCGTCAGCTCGAAATGACTGCGATCGGCTGCACCAGGCAGTCAGAGGCAAACCGGCGGGGGCGCTGGGCGCTGCTTACCAACGGTATCGGCGAGGTGGTGACCTTCAGCACAGGCATGGACGTCCCCCCTGTTGGTGAGGTGATCGGCGTGGCTGCTAACGAGCTGGCCGGAAGAACTATCGGCGGCAGGGTGAGTGCGGTTAACGGCCGCAACATAACCCTCGATCGCGCTGCTGATGTGAAAGCTGGTAACAGGCTGTTTTTGAATCTTCCGTCAGGCACAGCTCAGGCCAGAACCGTCCAGGCCGTTAACGGAAACACAGTCACTGTCACCACACCCTACAGCGAAACGCCGGAGGCTGAATGTAACTGGGGTGTGGACTCTGACGATCTGTTTATAGCGCTTTTCCGTGTTACGGGAACGCGGGACAACAACGACGGTACTTTCGAGGTCACCGGGACGACTTACAACCCTGATATCTATTCCGCTGTTGATACCGGCGCAAGACTGGACGAGCGGCCAGTCAGTGTCATTCCACCGGGGGTTCAGGCTCCCCCAGGAAATATTGTCGTAGACAGTTACTCTACGGTTAACCAGAACATTGCGATTACCACTATGCGCGTTGCCTGGGATTCTGTTCAGGGTGCAGTTGCGTACGAGGCGGAATGGCGGCGTGACAGCGGCAACTGGATTAGTGTGCCCCGAACGTCTTCTCTCGGCTTTGAAGTGCAGGGTATCTACTCGGGTCGCTACCTGGTCCGTGTCAGGGCGGTGAACGCCAGCGACGTTTCATCAGTATGGGCGACATCATCAGAAGTAAATCTTACGGGTAAAGTGGGCAATCCGCCGAAACCGGTCGGCTTCATCGCTTCCGATAATGTGGTATTCGGTATCGAGCTGAACTGGGGATTCCCGGCGAACACCGACGACACGCTGAAGACGGAAATTCAGTACAGCCTGACCGGGACGGAAGACGATGCGATGCTGCTGGCAGACGTACCCTATCCGCAGCGCAAGTATCAGCAGATGGGCCTTAAGGCAGGGCAAATTTTCTGGTACCGCGCGCAGCTGGTGGACCGCAGCGGAAACGAATCAGGGTACACAGACTTTGTGCGCGGGCAGGCCAGCATTGATGTATCCGATATCACAGATGCAATCCTGGAGGACATGAAAGGCTCCGATACCTTCAAAGACCTGATCGAGAACGCGGTGGACAGCAACGAAAAAATTGCTGGTATGGCTGACGACATCAAACAGGCCAACGACGAACTGGAGCAGCAGGCGAAGGATATCGCCAAAAATGCCCAGGATGTCGGGAAGGTTCAGACCAGCATTAATGAGCTTTCGAGCACGGTCGGTGAAGTGTCGTCTTCCCTCTCTGAGCTTGAGCAGACCGTTGCGACGGCTGATACCGCGCTGGGCCAGCGAATCGACAGCATCAGTGTGTCTATGGACGGCATGACGGGCGGGGTCAAAAACTCAGCCATTGCCATTATCCAGAACGGGCTGGCGCAGGTGGCTGCGCGTAAAACCCTGTCTGCATCGGTCGCCGGCAACAGCGCGAGTCTGGACCGTATTGATGAGGTAATTGTCAACGACAGGGAGGCAACAGCGCGCTCGCTGCTGAGCTTGCAGACGAGCGTCAACGGTAATACGGCATCCATCAACAGCCTGAGCCAGACGGTTTCGAATTATCAGCAGTCTACAGCCACGCAGATAAATGCTATTACGGCGACAGTCAATGGACATACTGCCTCTATAACCACGAACGCCCAGGCCATTGCGAACGTAAACGGCCAGCTCAGCGCGATGTATAGCATCAAGGTCGGGTTATCCAGTAATGGTCAGTATTACGCTGCTGGGATGGGGATTGGCGTTGAGAATACGCCATCCGGCATGCAGTCGCAGGTTATCTTCCTGGCCGACCGCTTTGCGGTGACTCACCAGGCCGGTGCTGAGGTTACGCTGCCGTTCGTTATTCAGAACGGGCAAACCATAATCCGGGACACGGTCATTGGTGACGGGACAATTGGCAACCTCAAAATCGGCAGCTACATCCAGTCGACAACCTGGGACGGAACCGGGAACGTTGGCTGGCACATCAACAAATCGGGTTATGCCGTTTTCAATAATGTGACGGTTCGTGGCGGGGTTTACGCCCAAAACGGGCAGTTTGGATTTACCAACTCAACAGGAGGAGTCACGATCAATAACAACGGTGTCACTGTCAATTTGTCGAACGGTGGGCGTATTGTTCTGGGAGAATTTTGATGGCCAGGGGGCTTTATATCGATTTGAATGACGGGCGTCCGGCAATGACCATCACTGCCGGAATGAAGTGTCCGTCGTATGGTGGGGAGGCTGTGGAGGCATGGGGCCAGCAGACCATGACTGTTCAGGGCTATGTTGCCGGAGCGACCCCTTTTTTCATTCCATCAAACTCGGTTGTGAATGTGACTCGCTCGCCGAATCTGATAACAACGATTATGGTTCTCGATGGGATAACCAATAACGGCAACGGAACCCTGACTCAGAGAGTCTGGTCATCAGATGGCTGGGGGAAAGATAAAACATTTCCCGGCACAGTCTGGCAGATTTTACCCGCGGGGCAGAGTGGAAACCGTGGTTTGCTCATTGAGGATTCGACAGACTTTATTGCGATCACTGATGTCAGCCGTGTTGCCTCCTGTGTTTTCAGTGGAACGGTCAATGTAAATGGTACTTACGCACTTCCGGCCAAAGGGCTCGTTTTTGCCCGCTGGAATGACAGTGCCGCTACGCTTGAATGTGATGGTAATAATATTTACTCCCGGCAGGATTACACGGGCTATGACGATATTGCCCGTTCTGTGAATGTAGATATTGCGATTTTTGCGGTTCAGGCTCCTGTACCAGGGAGAGGATTAAATTTCATCAACGCTGCTGGTCAATGCACTTTCTCTACCACCCGCCGTCCATTTATATTCCGTAATCAGTTTTATTCACCAGGCAATAGCTGGGTCGATATTGGCAACAGCATGATTGCACTTGGTTCCTATGGTTTTAACTCTTCAGTTGCCAGTGGGTGGTGCAACATGCGTTCTAAGGGGCTGGTTATGAGCGGGAACTCTGTAAGAGGTGGAAATGGCCGTGTCCGTTCCCGATGGACCGACAGGTATTCTGTGACCGGCGAGAGATATACCGGAATGAGTATTCCCATCATCCCTGCAATGTACTGACACAACCCCATTAACAAGCCCCGCCATGGCGGGGTTTTTTATTGCCTGGAGAAAATATGCTTTATAACACTGGCACCATCGCCATCAACGGGAATACCGCAACCGGCACCGGCACAAACTGGACCGCTGCGGCCAGCCAGGTCCGCGCTGGCCAGACGATTATCGTCATGTCTAACCCGGTTCAGATGTTCCAGATTTCATCCGTGAACAGCGCAACGTCAATGACGGTTACGCCAGCTGCTTCCCCGGCGCTGAGCGACCAGAAGTATGGAATACTGGTGTCCGACAACATCTCTGTCGACGGACTGGCACAGGCGATGTCGCAGCTCATCAAAGAGTATGACGAGAACATTGGCGCGTGGGAGACGTTCGCCACTACCTCAGCAAACCAGAACATTACCGTTACGATCAACGGTACCTCCATAACTATTCCAGGCATCGGCAAACTGGCTCAGAAAGATACCAATGGCGCTCTCCCGATTGACCAGGGTGGTACCGGGGCAACAACGGCAGCAGGCAGTCGCACAAACCTCGGTTTGGGAAGCTCTGCAACAAAAAACACAGGAACAACGAGCGACAATGTCATGCAGCCCGGCATGTTTGGGCTTGGTCGTCCGGATGGGGCATTAATATTCAACACAACTAGCCAGGATGATCTTCTTGATGGATTGACAGGGTATGGGCTTACGGTTCTTCGAAATAATGCACAGATACCAGAACCATGGAATATATGGAACTATTCACCGACAATATTTGCCCGTACAGGTGATACGTATAGCCTTTTTTCAATGCCTTTTCAGTCATCTGGCAAAGTTCATATTTTGGCGGGTTCTGCCCGTACAGGCTGGACGCACAGCAGGATCTTGTATGATGATAAAAATACGGTTGTAGATAGCAATGGCTTTATAAAACAGGCATCCCCGGTCGTCAAAGTCTTCTCTAATGGTAAATATGAAACTAACGACGAATCAGAAGGCGTCACGGTCACTCGTCTGGATATCGGGCAATATCTTATTGAAGGCTGTAAAGCACTCAATTCAGACGCTGCCTGGGGCGGTATCGACGGAGGATTTGAAATCCCCACAGACAGGAATAAGCAACCGCTTATATGGCTGGACTACGAGGTTAACGCAGACGGCTCTGTGCTGGTAAAAACCTATCACCGCGAACATCCTTCTGCGCCAGCATTTGCCAGGAATGAGCGTGATGGATTGGCAGATGGCGAGCCGGTTGATATCCCGTCAGATCAGTTCGTCAGTGTACGTGTCGAAATGCCAGCGAGTAGCATCTGGAATCAGAAACAGAGCCAACAAGAAGAATCTGTAAAGCAGGAACAAGGTTCATAAGAAAACCGCTGCCCATCGTATGCAAGAATGGGCGGCGGCTGATTGCTCAGTGTTCATGCCCGAGCAAACATCGTGAATATTAACCGACCAATATTTACAGGCCAACCTGTCGAACGGTCGGGGACTCAGAAACCAGCCACATATCGGCCTCTTCAAACATTTCCTCCAGCATGCGGTTCAGTTTTTCCCGATCGCTTTTGCTGGCATCGCTATTCAGGCCGTTTGCCTGCATCGGCTTCACCTTCACTTCGGCATCAGGGAAAATCTGGTGCACCCGCTTCGTCAGCTCGGCCAGAATAATTTCTCTGGCCCCTTCGAGCCCCTCAACATTACGCTTGTCATAGACCAGCTCAACGAACATAAAGACCTCCGGAAACGACTGTATTTTTAAAGAGAATTTATACTGGTTATTTGTACAGTGTCAACGGTTAGGTATATCGCATTTCAGAAGAGAGCTATGGGGCATGGATGGGGCAAAAAAATTGTTTTTGAGACGGTTTGGGGCATGAGTGGGACATTTTTACTCATATGAACTTTGGTGATTTCCATATGAAGTTAATTTTATGTCATTGATAATCATAAAGAATACACATGCTCTTGGGCGTTCTTTAGTGATTTTTAAAATTGCCGCGTCACGCAGTTAAAGTGTCGGGCATACTCTTCAAGGCCAGTAATACCCAGGCGCACCCATTTCGGGTGCGACCACTGGGGCAAACCCACGTACATCAT